ATTGCAAACACTATGATGGATGGTTTGCTAAAAGATATAGAACATTATAAAAGTTTGCAAGGTGAGCTAAATGCGTTATTATTGGTAGATATGGCGATTAAAGATTATTTTAAGGAGAACAAATTTTGAGCCAATCTGCTGTCGATGCGCTTCCCCAACCAACAGGTTGGAGGATGTTAGTGTTACCTTATGCGATGAAAAGTGAAACGAAGGGAGGTATTGCTCTTACTCGTGAAACTGTAGATCGAGAAGCATTAGCCACAGTAATAGCGAAAGTTGTCCGTATGGGTCCGTTGTGCTATAACGATACCGACAAATACGGTACACAACCTTGGTGTCAGGCCGGTGATTACATAGCGATAGGTCGTTACAGTGGCGCTAGATTCAAAATCAAAATGGAAGAAGAAGATGGTTCGGAAAGTCATTGTGAAGTCCGTATTATCAATGACGATGAAGTCATAGCTAAAATCAACGATCCAGACGATATAGTGAGTTTTGCATGATAGAAAATACTGCACAAGAAGCGAAGGAAGAAACGATACCCCTTGAAATCGAAGGCGAGGAAAACACAAAATTTGGTGATGATGAACTTGATCGACACACCAAAAACGTCACCAAGAGAATCAACAAACTAAACGCAAAGGCTAGGCAAGCAGAAGAAAGGGTTGCTCAGTATGAACGCGCACTGCAAGAAAAAGAAAATGAGTTGCAGCAATATCGCACTTATACTCAGCAACAGGCAAAAACTGTTTTAGATAAAGAAGAAGAGGCGTTAACGTCAAAATCAGCACAAGTTGATGACATTTATCGCAAGGCAGTACAAGCTAATGATCCCGATTTGATGTCTAAAGCGAATGATCTCAAAAATGATATTGCAATACAAAAAGAAAAACTAAGAGTAGCAAAGGCAAAACAACCACAAGAAGAAAATTATCAACCTTATCAGCAGCCGCAAGCACAACCACAGGCGCAACCCCAACAAGCAGCGGTTCCAGAGCCAACTCCACAAGCTAAGAAGTGGCATGAAAAAAATAGTTGGTATGGTGATAAGGATAATGAAGATCATCTGCAAGCAACGCAGTATGCTTATTTCACCCATTTCAATCTTTTGAATGAAGGATATGAGGCAGATAGTGAAGATTATTATGAAGCACTAGATTCTCGCGTAAAAAAAGTTTATCCTAATTTAAGTAAAGTTGTAGAAGAAGAACCTGCTGAAACAACTGGAAGTACACCCACCGTGCAAAGAGTGGCTTCCACCACAAATAGTGGTCGGCAACAAACACGAGGCAAGATGAATGGTGTTAAATTTTCAAAGTCTGAGCTAGAACGGCTTCGAGGTTTGAAACCACACAACATGTCTGAAGATGCGTGGCTTCAAAAGGTAGCAAAAGAGAAGCAGAAGATAGCACAGAGGGAGGCTAGATGATGGCACAGAAAGCAGATCGTTCATCTCGTGAAAGCGGAGCGCACGATAAACAAGCTCGACGTAAACCGTGGCAACCAGTTAGAAAGCTAGATACTCCACCAGCACCACCGGGATATACTTATCGGTGGATTCGGGAGTCGATGTTGGGGCAAGAGGACAGAGCAAACGTGTCCAGAAGAATCCGTGAAGGATGGGAGCTTGTAAGGGCTGAAGATTTACCTCCTGAATGGAAAGATTCTATGCCGACAATGGACAAGGAGGGCCGACATTCTGGTGTCATATATAATGAGGGTTTATTGTTGGCAAAAATACCGAACGAAACTGTGGAAGAACGCACTGAGTATTATAGTGGTAAAACGCAAGACGCTATGCAAGCGTTAGACAATAATATGTTTAACGAAACTCGAAAAGATTCCCGTTATGTAAAGTATGATCCACAAAGAGACTCTCGTGTAACTTTTGGCAGACAATAGGAGAGTTAAATCATGGCAAATAAGGATGCCGCTTTTGGTTTAAAGCCTGTACGTATGATGGGCGGATCTCCCTACTCTGGCGGTCAAAGTCGATATCGAATTGCATCTGGTTACAGCACAAAAATATTCCAAGGGGATATTGTTAAGCAAGTAACCGGAGGCACGATTGAACGTGCGGCTGCTAGTAGTACGGTTCCGGTTGTCGGTGTTTTCAACGGAGTTCGTTACACCGATCCCACTTCTGGTGAACAGGTTTTCAAAAACTTTTACCCCGGTTCAGTTTCAGCGTCTGACATCATCGCTTTTATCATTGATGATGCAAACACTGTTTTTGAAGTTCAAGGAAATGCTGCGTTCCCCGTAGCGGATCTATTTGGTAACTTCGACATTGTGGACCAATCAACTACTGGAGATACGATTTCTGGTCGATCCAACATGGAACTTGCAGTTTCTACGGGAGCAACCACAACTACGTTACCTCTGAAGGCGATTGATATTTCACAAGACCCGGATAACAATGATGTTAGCAGCACCAACACCAATGTAATGGTTGTGATTCAAAATCACATCATGGGTGTAAAGTCTGCTGGATTGGCATAAGGAGGCTAGATAGATGGCAATTTCAAGAGCACAACTTGCTAAAGAGCTAGAACCCGGCCTCAACGCTTTATTCGGTCAGTCGTATGACAGCTATGATCGGGAGTACGAAGAGATTTTTGCAATCGAAGATTCTCAACGTGCGTTCGAGGAAGAAGTATTGATCACAGGCTTTGGTTCTGCACCTACAAAAACTGAAGGACAGGGTGTTGTATTCGACACCGCATCTGAAGGTTTTACCGCACGATACACTCACAACACCGTAGCACTTGCTTTCGCTTTATCAGAGGAGGCCCAAGAAGATAATCTCTATGACTCTCTTGGTAAGCGATATGTAAAAGCACTTGCACGATCAATGGCGAATACGAAAGAAGTTACTGGGGCAGATGTTCTCAATAACGCTTTCAGCTCCTCATTTACAGGCGGTGATGGTGTGTCATTAATTAATACAGCGCACCCCCTTGCTGGTGGTGGTACGGCTGCGAACAGAGCAACAACGATGGCAGATTTGAACGAAACTTCTTTGGAAGATTCTTTGATCGACATATCGACGTTTACTGATGATCGTGGTCTTACAATCTCTGTACAAGCAACTAAGTTGGTAGTCCCACCACAACTGGTATTCGTAGCAGATCGTATCTTGAACTCAACACTGCGTTCAGGAACGGCTGATAACGATATCAACGCAATTAAGAATACTGGCGTGCTTCCCGGTGGTTATACCGTCAACCATTACTTGAGTGATCCTGATGCTTATTTCTTACTCACAAGCGTTACCGATTCAGGTGAAGGACTCAAGATGTTCCAAAGAACTGCAATGGAAACTTCTATGGAGCCTGATTTTACTACGGGCAACATTCGATATAAGGCGAGAGAGCGTTATTCTTTTGGCTTTTCGGATTGGCGTGGTATTTACGGTTCACAAGGAGCTTAATCGGTTCATCAAAACAAGAAAGGGGGTGCAAACCCCCTTTTTTTTGTTCGAATTTTACCTTAAAATATTGTTTCTCCCTATTAGAAGGAATTTGGGGGTGTTTTGCCCCCTTTTTTTTCTCAGATAATTAGAATAAACTACCTTTGTCTAATGGTGTTCTGCATGGGGCAGACACTGGTTCACCAAAGGAGAACTGTTATGACAACTCACTTTACTAGCGGAGTCACCAATGTTTCGGCTGATGGAACACTTGGTAAATTAAAAATGCCCTCCCCTCAAAAGTATCATTATTACTTTAATGATTTTGATACTTATCTAGCGTCCGACTGGACAATAACAACCACTGAAGGTGGATCTGGTAACGCCAGCGAAGCCCTTACAGACGGTGATGGTGGTTTGCTATTGATCACTAATGATGACGCTGACAATGATCACGATTTTTTACAGCTTGTCAAAGAAGGATACAAGTACGAAGCAGGCAAACAACTAGCGTTCAACATGCGATTTAAAACGAGCGATGCCACTCAAAGTGATATTGTTGCAGGTTTGCAACTTACGGATACAACTCCGTTAGATGTGACAGATGGCATATTTTTCCTCAAATCTGATGGTGGTACGACTGTCACTTTTATCGTGGAAAAAGATAGCACGCAATCTACTCTGGATTTGCCCAACGCTTTGGCTGACGATACTTTTATGACCATCGGATTTGTATATGATCCAAAAGATCAAAAGTTTCACGTTTTCCAAAACAATGTTTTGGCTGGCACAGTTGTCAGCACAAACGCACCAGACGATGAGGAATTAGCTCTTTCTTTTGGTATACAAAACGGTGCTGCTGCTGCGAAAACTTTGACTGTAGACTACATTGGCGCATACAAAGAACGCACAGCGGTAACTGAATTATAAGGGGGTGAGTCATGGCTGATGCTGTCACTTCTCAAACAATTCAAGATGGTGAACGAAAAGCGGTTCTTAAATTCACGAATGCCAGTGACGGTACGGGTGAAAGCGCTGTCAAGAAAGTTGATGTAAGCGCTCTAACTACAAATCATCGCGGTGAGGCTTGCACAGGTGTTGCCATAAATAAAATATGGTGGCAATGTACAGGTCTTTCCGTAAAACTGGAATTTGATGCTACATCCAATGTATTGGCGATTGGTCTTTCTGAAGATTCAAATGGGTATCACGATTACTCTAATTTCTCTGGCATACCAAATAATGCTGGGAGTGGAGTCACGGGTGATATTGATTTCACCACGGTTGGACACTCAAACGGTGATACCTACATGATCATTCTTGAGCTTATCAAAAGCTATGGCTGATACGTCTGACGTAGAGCGCACGAAATCGGGAAGGCTCACTTACAGAGGTGAGTCTTTTCCTGCTTACAATAAACAGGTCCGAACTCGTGGAGGGCGTAAAAAATTTAAAGTGTTGGCAAAGAAAGGCGATCAAGTTAAGATTGTTCGTTATGGTGATCCAAATATGTCGATAAAAAAAGATCAGCCAGCTCGACGCAAAAGTTTTAGAGCAAGACATAATTGCGATGCGGTGGAGAAAAAGAAAGATGTTTTTACCGCTGCCTATTGGTCTTGTAAGAATTGGTGAATGAAATGATTAGAGAAAGGCGCACTCCAAGATTACCAACTTCGGGTTTTCTCCCGGATATTTTTTCCTCCCCAACAAGGTCATTTCCTAAGCCACAACGCCCCATATTTGGTCGCTTTCCACCCCCCTTTTTAAGACCAAGAACAGAGGTGGATAGGGCTGCGGACGAATACGGTTCAGCACAAAGTCCCTATGCTGGCTTGCAAGACTATCTTTTGAATCGACCCGTTTTTGATCGTGGCACAAGACCTTCTGTGCAAATGCCACAGATACGAAGGCTTGATCGTCCCGATTTTACAGCCAGAGATCAAAGACGTAATTATGAAAGAATGCTGCAACAACAAAGAAGTCTAGAACAAGCTGCTTCTCAAGAACGAGCGCAAGCGATAGATGCTCTCAAGCAAGAATTAGGTGCAGAAAGAAAAACCGATCTAGGTAGAATCAGTAGGAATATTGGAGATACAAAATCTGAGCTTGAAGAATTATTAGAAGGTCTCAAGACGGGGGTTGGTGAGAACCTTACAGAAACAAAAACTGATTTGACCCAAAAAATTGATACTTTGCAAAGCGGTTTAGGCACTGTCAAAGAGAACATAGCGCAAGAACTAGAAAAACAAAAAGATACCTTGACGGAAGCGGATAAAACGTCCGCAGATAATCTGCAAGGTCAAATTGACGGGTTAAATCAAGAATTTACTACGCTTTCTGATGATATCAAGACAGAGACTGGAGAGCAGACTGATCTTTTGCGCGAGGAGAGAGAGCAACTGATCACTGACCTTAATGCAAAAATTACCGATATTTCTGGATCTGTTGAAGGCTTACCGATTACTGATCTTGAAACTAAGTTTGAAAACTTGCAAGCTGATGCAGATGCTATCAAAGAAACATCATCGGATGAGAAGAAAGCTCTTTCTGAGCAAATTGAAGCGTTGAAAGAAAGTCTTGCAACGGCAGAGGGCACCACCCAAGCGGACATACAAACAGCGATTGATACTCTGCGTCAAGAGGTGACAGGACAAAGCGCAGAACAAATATCAGCGTTGCAAACACAACTGGAGGGTGTTGGTGCCCAAAGAGCAGCAGATATTCAAGCAGCGCTCAATCCAGCAGTGACTGATTTACAAACACAGATAGAAACTCTGCGAGGAGAAATACCACAACAACAAGAGGCTGTTGATGTTGAAGCACTGAGAAAGCAAATCACCGATGACATTATGGGTCAAATGCCAACGGCTCCTACACCAACCCCTACTCCTGAGCAGCCTCCAACAGTAGCTGCACCTCCAGTCGCTCAAACTCCAACGCCCGTTGTAGAGCCTGTGGCGGCAATGCCATCAATTACCCCACAAGATATTATGAAGATGGCGGTTGGTCTTAATGAACCAGACCTTCAGTATGACATGAATAATGATGGCAGAATCACTTCGGCTGATGCTTTGGCTTATGTAAAACAAAATCCGATGCAAGCACCAGAGCCAATAGCACCGACACCCGTTGCTCCTCCTCCAACTAGGTCTTTTGGTATGATGAATCCTTCTATGAATTTTGGGGGATCAACAGCGCTTGGTATACCAAGCATCTATCCGATGCCAACGCAACCTATGCCGATGCCAACGCAACCTATGCCGACACCAGTAACGCCTCCTCCACCAGTTATGCCAACACAAACTTTCGCAAGAGGCAGAGCAAGTGGAAGAGGGAGAGCAGGAGGTCGAGGTCGCTAATGAGTACGAGAGGAAAAGTTAAAAAAAGACAATTTGCACCAGTTGCCAAAGATAAAAGTGGAACTCCGCTTAAATATCTTCAAGGCTTGACGCAAGCGCAACGAAAGAAAAAGAAAGCGGAGATGAAGTCCACGGCAGAGAAATACAAGAAAGGAACGCTTACAAAAGCAGAAATGAATCGAATATCAAAAGAGAGGGCGGCTCGTGGCAAAAAAAAGTAGTGGCACTCCAGCGTGCGTAAAAAGTAATGCAAAAAAATATAATAAGTCTGTCAGCACACTTAACAAGGTGTACAAGCGAGGGTTGGGAGCTTACTATTCGGCAGGAAGTAGAAATGTACCAGCAAGCGCATGGGCTTGTGGTCGAGTGAAATCTTTTGCTAGTGGCAAGGGTGGTGCAAGAAAAGCGGATGCTGATCTTCTGCGAAAAAAAGCAGGAGGAGAGATTGCTTTTGATGCAAAAAAATCAGACCTTAATAAAGACGGGAAGATAAGTAAATACGAAAGAGCGCGAGGAACCGCTATTGCAAAAGCTCAAGCTCTCAAAAAATTCAATACAGGTGGCACTGTCATGATACAAGGTCGTGGTTGTGGTGCTATGATGGAAAGCAAACGTAAGAAAACAAGGGTTCCAGAAAGTTAATTAAGAGGTGATATTATGGCAGGGCATAAACCAAAAGGTATGATGAAAGGCGGTGGCATGAAAACCAAAGGCATGGCTAAGATGATGGGTGGTGGACCTATGAAAACCAAAGGCATGGCTAAAATGCCTATGAAGATGAAGGGTGGTGGCACCATGAAGACGAAAGGCATGGCTAAGGGTGGAATGATGAAAACCAAAGGTATGGCTAAAGGCGGTATGATGAAAACCAAAGGCATGGCAAGAGGTGGACCAATCAATAAAAACTCTGGTTTGTTTGGCAGATAGTGGCATATCTTCAGAGCAATATTCCGTATTTTAAGTGTTGGGTACGAAAAGAATACACTCACAACCATGCTAAATATCATGGTGAGTTTTTACATGCTCTAGCGATTGCAGTGACCTGTATACCAGACCGCAGTTTGAGTTTTCAGGTGGTTTTTACAGGGGCAGAAACATACGAAGATGAGCAAGAGGAAAATGTCCACGGAGGGGCTATGTGGGCAAGAATGCCCATCAACGCTTTGGTTGCTGACACACCTCTTGAAGCGTGGCCTCAACCGATGGAACCCCGACTGATTCAGCCGTGGGATTGTTCTTCAAGAGGGCATCAGGTACATGTGTATGATCGGACGAATAGTTCACCTTGGATTTGCAAGATCAACGGTGAGTTTTACACAGGTCGGTATTACTTTACGGTGGACTACACCGATAGTGCAATAAGTGATGATCCTGCTCAACACAAGCAAAGTCATGTTATAGAGCTGATTGATGCAGGTGAGTGGACAGGAAATATAGTGGCTTTACCGAACAACAGAGTGAGAGTAACCAATCCAGCTCTGTGGGAATGTGGCGATGGACCCCCTGATTTCAAACCTAGTCAGTGGACTCATAGCGCAGAATGTGATAGTAGTTACATGAACCCAGAAGTCACATTTGATAATTTATACGCAGGAGCAGAAGATGGCAACGAGCAGCAGTAGAGACTTTGAGCTTGATGTAGCTGATTACGTGGAGGAAGCGTTTGAGCGTTGTGGTTTAGAGTT